AAGTTAGAAAAAATGGAAATGGAGCACACTAATGATTGAAACCGTTGTGGCTTTATTAATGTTTGTAGGTGCTGAAATTAAAGAACATAGAATACAACCTTCTATGTCTGAGTGTTTAAAAGGTAAACGTCATGCTAGTCGTAATATTTCTGAAAACGTAGAATTTAAATGTATTAAGAGTAAAGCAGAATTACAGACTAATATTGATGGTAGCAAAAGTATTAAAAGTCTTATATTAACTCCGTAGTAGATAATTAAAAAGGAAAAATATTATGAAAAAAATGATAGTTGCAATAGCTTTTGGGTGGTTTTTGTTATCATGGTTTGCTAATTCTGTAGGTTTAAAAGCTGAAGAAATAACTACTAACAACATTCTTAATCAAACATTTACAACACAAAATAATTGGTCAGGTGATAATTTATCTTCTAATCATGGAACTGGAATAGTAGCTGGATTAAATGATGGTTATGTTGAAAATACAACAGGTTATAGTTTAGCCAATGATGTAGGTTTAACGGAAAATGAAATTAAACATGGTTTTACTTCAAATCAATCTGCTGAAGTGTGGTTTTGGAATAATAGAACACAAAATGTAATTATGAAACAAATTATTACTAGCAGTAATGGAGATGTTGTAACACAAAGTAAAATTATTGAAGGTTCATGTGCTGTTACTAATGGTTGTGGTTTTGAAGCAACAGGTAATAACACATATGTATCAGGCACAAATACTAACATTGACTATTTATTTAAAACTAGATTTGAATTTAACAGTACCGGAAATAATCACACAGCTGCTGATTTAAAACTACCGGTGTTAACTGTTACTTATAATAATAATGTAGTTGAAAGCACTGTAGTGGCAGAAATTCAAGAAGATTTAAAACCAGAAAACTTTGTTGTAAAACCTATAATACAATGGCAAGAAGTAATAATAAAAGAAGAACCTTTACCAAAAATGGCTGTTTTAGCTAATGACCCCGTTGTAGAAGAAATCATTACAACAAAAAAACAAGTAATTGAAACAATTATAGAAGAGGTTGAAAATGAAAGAACTGAAAAAATGGTGTCTTCGGAATCTGAACCGATTGAAGAATTCCCTGAAGATACATATACAAAACCATCTGGAGAAATTAGACAAGAATTTACAGAAACTCCTAAAAAAATAACTAAAGAAAAAGTTAAAAAAGAACCTAAAGAAAAATTAATTACAAAGAAAGAAAAAAATGTACAAAAAGAAAAAACAATCAAACAAGAAACCAAGCAAAAAACCCTACAAACCAAAAAAGAAATAAAGACAAAGACAGTTTCATTAACTGCTAAATTAGCATCAATTGATGTTAATGTTAAAGATGTTTCAAGAAATCTTGAGCTTAAAAATTTAGTTAAACTAGATGCTATGCTTAAAAAAGAAATGTCTTTAGAAACATACACAAATGTTAATTTTTATAAACCAATTAATATTTATGGTAAGCAAGATTTAATGGAAGATAATAGATTGTTATATGCAAATATTACTTTAGATGCATATACTTCTAACGACCCTGTGAATAAACACTTAAAAAATATGAGCAGAATTAAGACTGAAAAACAAAAGTTAATGTTACAATTAAAGGACTTAAAAAATGGATAGGAAAATTATGAAAACACAATTAATACACATATGGAATGAACACCGATATGTTTCAGTAGCAACAATTATTCTTTTAGTAATTGCAATTATTTTATAATTATGAAAAAATTAAAAGAAAATATTGGTGTAGTAATGGTAATATTAGGACTTATAGGTTCTACAGGTGCAGGATTTAGTAAATTTGCTAAAATGGAAGCACAAATAAATGTATTGTCTAAAAAACAAGCGCCTGATTTAACTATTATTTCTACTTTAAACACACAAGTTAAAATAATGGAAACAGAAATTAAATTACTTAAAATTCAAATTGAAGAAGTTAAAGAAAATAATAAAAATCCATTAAGATAAATGAAATTTGAATTATTGATGATGGTGTGTTCAGTAATTGCAAGTGAGTGCAGTAAACCAAGTACACACTTGCCTTTATTTAACACTCATTACGAATGTGCAACTGTAGGTTATTTAAAAGCATTAAAAATAGTAGATAGTTTAGGTGCCGATATAGTTAACAATAATAAAGTTATTGTTAGTTTTAGGTGTGCAGAAATTTTAGATTCTTAAACATGACCTATTGGACAAGAGTAAAATTAAATAAAGATAAAGTTTTAAAACATGTTAAAGAAAAAGCTGTTGATACAAAACAAATGAATTTGTTTAAAGAATTACGCAAAGAAGTAAACATTGGAGATAATGGGACACAAAGATATGTAGTCAAAAAAGGAAAAAATAAAGGTAAAATACTGTAATATGGCTAAACAAAATTTTAGTACCTACGTTAAACGAGACAAACCTAGAAAAAGAAAAGGAAGACATGCAAAAAGTCCCAACAAAAGAAGTAACATCAAAAAGTATCATAGACAAGGAAGAGCCTAGACAAGAAAAGTCTAATATGGAATCAATCCTAGAGGAATTACCTCAACTATTAGTTACACACGCATATACAAAATTAAAATCAGGAGAACCTTTAACTGCATCAGAATTAAAAGTTTGTTTAGATGTTTGTAAAGCTTACAGTGCAGCTACTATTATTAAACAACCAGAAAATATACTAGAAACAGTACCTTTTGATATTGATGGATAATAGAGTTAAAAATTTTAAGAATTTTTTATATTTGTGTTGGAAACATTTAAATTTACCAGAACCAACACCTATACAATACGATATAGCAGATTACCTACAAGCACCTCATAAAAGACTTGTAATTGAAGCTTTTCGAGGAGTGGGAAAGTCTTGGATTACATCCGCTTTTGTTTGTCATCAATTATTATTAAATCCACAACGTAATATACTTGTAGTATCAGCTTCTAAAAGTAGAGCAGATGATTTTAGTACATTTACACAAAGATTAATAAGTGAAATGCCTATGTTACAACATTTACAACCTAGAAATAACCAAAGACAATCTAAGGTTAGTTTTGATGTAGCTCCGGCTACAGCTTCTCACGCACCCTCAGTAAAATCTATGGGTATAACTGGCCAACTTACTGGGTCAAGAGCTGATTTAATTATTGCTGATGACGTAGAATCTGCAAATAACTCACAAACTCAATTAATGAGAGACAGATTAGGTGAGACAGTAAAAGAATTTGATGCCATTATTAAACCTGAGATTGGCAGAATTATATTTTTAGGGACACCACAAACTGAAATGTCATTATATAATGATTTAGATGAACGTGGTTTTAAGACTAGAATATGGACAGCTCTATATCCTAGTAAAGCACAGACTATTGGTTATGGTCATAAGATAGCACCCATCATTGCTGACGTTGAAGACAATGAAGGTAAACCTACAGACCCTAAAAGATTTGATGAAGTTGATTTATTAGAACGTATGTCATCTTATGGTAAGTCAGGATTTAACTTACAATTCATGTTAGACACAACTATGTCTGATGCTAATAGATACCCACTTAAACTTAACGATTTAATTGTACTATCAGGTAGTTCAACTTGGAAAGAAGCCCCAGCAAAATTACAATGGGCATCTTCACCAGAACAAATTAAAGCGGTAGACCCTGATATTCCTAATGTAGGTTTAAAAGGTGACTATTACGTAGCACCCATGTACACCAGCCCTGAGTTTACATCTTTTGAGGGTGCTGTAATGTCTATTGACCCTAGTGGTCGAGGTGAAGATAAGACAGCGTATGCGGTGCTTAAAATGCTTCATGGAGTGTTGTATTTGACTGCTGTAGGTTCACTAGATGGTGGTTATTCAGATGATACTATGGGAAGATTAGCACAAATTGCTAAAAAACAAAATGTAAACTATATAGTTATAGAGAGTAACTTTGGTGATGGCATGGCTACACAATTATTAAAACCTATGATGGCCAGTGTTCACCCCTGTGAAATAGAAGAAGTAAGACATAATATTCAAAAAGAAAAACGTATAATAGATACTTTAGAACCATTAATGAATAGCCACAGGTTAGTCGTTGATGATTTATTAATTAAAGAAGATTTTAAACTTGAGCCTGACCATCAGTTGTTTAGACAAATGACAAGGTTAACAAGAGACAAAGGAGCTTTAAGACATGATGACCAAATTGATGCTTTGGCTATTGCCGCTAATTATTGGGTGGAGCGTATGGACAGAGACCAAACCTTATCTTACCAACAACACAAAGAAGACTTATTGGATAGAGACCTTGAAAAATTCATGGAAACTACCATTGGTCGTAAACCTAAAATGGACAGATTTATATAATATGGATGACACTACTAACAAGATAGATATAAGAAACCACAAGTACATGAATACAGTTCGAAATCATATTAAAGAAAAAGAAAGCTACAGACTGGAACCATATCAATTAGAATATAAAGGTGATATGGAAACAAAAGTTAAAGAAACTTTTTTTACAGGTGGTTATGGTCATAAAATGCTTCCCGGAGAGGTTGCACCTACTGACAGAGCTGGGTGGGACATATTTTTTGACAAAGATTTTACAAAAGCTATGAATGGGGCTTACAGATTAACTAAAAATTCTGATATGTCACCTGAAGCGTTTGGTGAATTAACAAAAATGATATATCAAATGGGAGAAACTAACATAAGTGGGTGGTCTAATACACTAAAATATTTAAGAGAAGGCAACTATGAAGAGGCTGGTAGGGAAGTTTTAAGAGGAAAATCAGAGGGAACTGTGAGTAAATGGTCTTTACAAACACCTGATAGAGCTAATGAGACCTCAGAAATGCTTATAAGTCTAGGTAATAATAGTAAGTAATATATACATATAGGGTAACCTTTGTATATCTTATACGGGTACCTTGATATTTTAACAAAAAATCTGAGAGGGTATATCGATACACACGGCGGTGCGCTTCCCCCATAGACATCAACTGTGGCGCTGCAGGCATACCCCTATTAAAAGTATATATGCGGTCATTGATTGGTATATATAGGCAAACTAAAGGCCTTGCGCCGGCTGGGGGTGGACAAAATGTTTCAATGCGTGTGTGTGCTAGTCTGTTTTTTTAGTAACGCATAGCCATACGCATAGCCATACTATATGTAGTAGGTGCGCAGACGCATAGCCATACACATAGTAACACACTAGATGTGGTGTATATAACCTGCTAAGCACATAGGTACCCGTATTAGTATTCAAGGGTTGACCAGTGTATAGCTGTGTGTGGCTGTGTTCCTGTGGTACTACTTGAGGTAGTGTCTAAGGGGTGCTGTGTGTAGTTATCATTATTAGTATATATATGCCTATAAGTAGGGGCTATATTGTTTAGACATTATATTGATTATTATTTATTTTATTTAATGGGTTGACATCAATGTTTACTTGCTTTATAGCTTCAATAAGACTGTTTTTTGTTCATTTTTTAAATCTCTTTAATAAAAAAAATGTAGTGCCACCGGGCAGATTTAAAGCAGTAAATTTGTCGATAGTTTCTAACCGGCTGGAAAACCCACATTCGAGAAATAAGCGGGCTTTATGAGGGCTGTTACGGATTTCTTTTGTTTGTCTCAAAATATTTTATTTTGACTGATGAAGCGCAGGAACGCTGAAACAAACAAACGGAGCCTATAACATGCTAAAAAAACATATAATAAGAACTACTAAGAATTTTTATACACTAACAAGTGATGACACGAAGTTAGCTGTCTATTATTCTTACGCTACGCCGGTGGCTATTAAATGCCAGTTAACAAATACATACTTTGTGGCACAAAACCAATGGAGCAGCACAACAGGCAAGCATCTAACATGGGTTGATGGCGGTGGCGCACATAAAAAAACTAGATTAAATCCTGCAGATTGGACAGCAGCAAAACTGTTGTTTGGTGTTCATAGTAAAGTGTTTAATCAAATTGATTTTTTGTCGCCTACGTTGAGCAAAATATGCGATTTAATTGCAGATGTTGGAACTACAAAAAACAATGGTTTCACTTTTAGTGAGTTAAGTGAACCCACAGATATAACCAACGAACTTTGGAAGTAACAACACAAAAAGACCGAAACTAGCCGGCGTATAATCTGGCTAGTATACCATTTATAATGGTACTGATGAGGTTAACACAAACAAACGGAGCCAGTAATGATAAAATACGTAATACATGCCAAAAAATGGAGAGACAAACCAAACGGCAATACATACCACGCAACAACAATACTAAATACACAAAATAATTTAATGATTTCTAGTCCAATGAAATATGGATATGGAGACCAATTTATTCAATCTGCTAGTGATGTAATGGTAGCAAAAAAATGGATTGATAAACCTTTGAAAAGTTTAGATTATTTAAATATTCATATGATTGTTGAAGATAATTGTAAAAAAAAACATGTTGAAGCGTGGGGTGCTAGCTATGGTTAAATTTAACACATTAATTAAGTTCAAAGATAATACAGTTATGTATCAAAGAGATAGCAACGAAGCTTTTACAAATGCTAAGTTGAAAGGTTTAAACAAGCCAGCTGACGTGATGTACATGTATTCTAAAGATAATAAAGATTTCTTTAAAAATATTATGGATAGGAAGTATATCAGCTTCAACCAATAACAAAAAAAACTGAAACTAGCCGGCATATAATCTGGCTAGTATACCATTTATAATGGTACTGATGAAGTTAACACAAACAATGGAGCAAACAACATGGCAAAAATAACTATTAATGTTACCGATTTTGACATTAAAAATGGAATACCTGAAGATTGCGCAAGGTGTGCAATTGCTACAGCGTTAAGAAGACAAATAACAAATCCAATGTTAATAAATGTGAAGCTGGATATGGCGACAGCTGCAAAAAAACAATCTACAAATGCGTTGGATTATATGCCATATTTTGAAATAAATGCAAAACAATACTATCAAGACGCATTTACAAAAGCAAAAGAAATACGAAAGTTTATTTTTGATTATGATAAGTCAAAAAGAACTCAACAATATAAATACATACCTTTAAAACCTTTTAATTTTGTTTTAGATTTAAACAAATTTGTAGAGAGGTCTTAATGCACGAACATCTTGAAATAATACTTATTGTATTAGGTGGTTTAATTAGTGGATTAATTTTAATGCCTAAAAAACCAAAAAAACCTGATACATTTAATGAAAGCAATCCGTTTAGTTTATCAATTAGACTAAGCGGCGAAGAAATAAGATGTTTTAATCACATAATACAAAAAGGAGATAAAAAAAAATGAGTATCTTTAAATATGTAATAATAATTCTAATCGCATGTGTTTTGGCATGGTTTGGAATGGAGTATGCAATGAATAGATTGATTGAAGGCATATTTCAAACAGCGCTGTTATATAATTAATGAAATATATATTAGTATTTTTGCTGTTTACTGGTTGTGCAGAACTCTTAATGATTTCTAGCACAACTGGAGTAATTGTATCACAAGCGCCATTAATTAAAGCCTACAATGGCGCAGATATGTTGACAATTATGTCTACAAAACAAGACATAAAAACAACTATTTACAAAAAACTTAAAACCCCAAAAAAAGACTAAAGTACCCTTAGTAGATACGAAAACATAACCCACAAACATATATAGGAGTTAGTTACACACATGGTAAAATTAATTGAAGCAGTACATACATACAAAGACGAGTTAGCACACGAAATTGAAATGAAAACTTTAGGTGCTAAAAGAACAAATACAAGATTGCACTCACACATAGAACGAGGTGAGGAATCTGTTACATCTTATGGTAAAGTTATGGTGGCTAATACTATAAGACCATTAGCATTAGAAATTGCTAAATGGATAACTGAACAATCACAAAAAACTATTGGTAAGCCTGCCATAGCTTTCATTAAAATGTGCGAGGTTGAGCCTGAAATATTAGCGCTCATAACTGGCAAACACATCATAAACACAATCACACAAAGCAAACCTTTAACTGCAACTTGTATTGCACTTGGTGGTAAAATAGAAACTGAGATTTCTTTAAAAAATTTCAAATTACTTAACCCAGAGTTATACCAAACAGTTAAAAATGATTTAGACAAACGTAGTTTTAACTACACTTATAAAAGACGTAAACTTAGGGAAAGCTCTAAGCGAGACAATGTAATGACTTGGGAAGAGTGGACAACACCTACTAAATTACACGTAGGACTTAGGCTGGTTGAATTAATGATTTATTCAACAGGAATGATTGAGATTGGCACTGAGACTATACGGCATAAAAAAGCTAAGATAATTAAACAAACAGACAAAACAAGGGAGTGGATTAAAAATAGAAATAGTTTTAATGAATTATTAAACCCTGAATACTTACCAACAGTTATGCCACCTAAAATGTGGTCGACTGTAACTGGTGGTGGCTATTGGACTAAAGAATTACCTGAACTTGAACTGGTTAAACAAAAAAACAAATTGTTTAAAAAGGAATTAGAAAACTTTGATATGCCTGAAGTTTATAGTGCAGTTAATTCTATGCAGAACACACCATTTAAAATTAATAATTTTATCTTAAAAGTTATGCAAGAAGCGTGGGACAGAGGTTTAGCTGTTGGTGGAATGCCACCTAACACTAATCTTGATATACCAAACAAACCACATGACATAGAAACAAACCCGGAATCTCGTAAAGCATGGAAGATGAAAGCTGTTATGGCTCACACAGAAAACGCTAGAATGTTTTCTAAAAGATTATTATATGCAAAAATAATATGGTTGGGTCAAAAGTTTTTAAATTTTGCAACTATTTACTTTCCATTACAATTGGATTTTAGAGGCAGAGCTTATGCTGTTCCGGCATTTTTAAATTATCAATCAATTAATGGAGCAAAAGCTTTATTATCGTTTGCGCATGGCAAAGCAATTACTAAAGAAAATAAAGGTGATTACTGGTTAGCTGTGCATGGTGCTAACATGTTTGGTGAAGATAAAATATCTTTTGCAGAACGTGTTCAATGGACTGAAGACAATGAAGCTATGATTGTAGCATGTGCGGCAGACCCTTTAACTAACAGACAATGGGAAGCTGCTTCTAACGCATTTCAATTTTTAGCATTTTGTGATGAGTGGTCTAGGTTTTTAAAAGAAGGAGATGGTTTTATTTCAACTATACCAGTTAATGTGGATGGTTCTTGTAATGGTCTTCAACTTTATTCTTTAATGCTTAGAGATAAAACAGCTGGTAAGTTAGTTAATTTAACCCCTTCTGCAAAACCACAAGACATTTATCAATTAGTTGCTGACGCAGTTATTGAACAATTAAAAATAGATGTTACTGAAGGCAAACCTTACGCTCAAACATGGTTAGATTTTGGAGTTAAACGTTCAACAACTAAACGTAGTATTATGACTATTTGTTATGGTTCAACAAGATATTCATGCACTGAGTTTGTTATTGAAGATTTAACAAAACGTAAAGATAAAGGTGAACACAATCCTTTTGCAAATGATTTGTTTAAACCAGCAAGTTATTTAGCAGCAGTAATATGGGATAGCATTGGTGACAATTTAGCATCTGCAAGAGTAGGTATGAATTATTTACAAACAATTGCAAGAATAGTTGCTAAAGAACAGCTGCCAGTCCATTGGGTTACTCCAGTTGGATTTCCAGTTTATCAATCATATCCACAAATGAAGTCTAAAAGAGTTAAAGCTATGTTAATGGGCGAAGTCATTAAACCTAGAATTAACACTGAGACTGATTTAACAGATAAATTGCGTATGGGAAATGGTGTGGCACCTAATTTGGTTCATTCCGTAGATTCTGCTGCAATGATGAAAACTGTTAACATAGCTCACAAAAATGGTATTACTAATTTCTGTAACGTACATGATAGTTTTGGTACTACTGCTGGTGATGTTGAGACACTTAACAAATCTATAAGAGAAGCATTTATTGAAATGTTTACAAACAATGACGTATTGTTAAATTTTAGAAATGATGTGTTAAAACAATTACCTGTTGAGTTACATTCTAAATTACCTGAAGTTCCCGAAAAAGGTGATTTAGACATACAACAACTTCGGGAAAGTGAGTTCTTTTTTGCGTAAGCATAAAGTACCCATAGTAGATATAACACAAGGAGAATAATATCATGGCAAAGAACAATTACGTTAAGATTGTAAGTCCTGAAGGAATCAGCCAGTATGCATGGTTAACACAACCTGATACTAAGTTTGACGAATCTGGACATTACAAAGTAAATCTTATCATTCCTACAATTGAAGCAAATGCTTTAATTAAACAGATTGATGAAGAAATGAAAAAGAGCATGGCTACCGCTCAAGAGAGCAATCAAGGTAAAACGATAAAAGCAGCTAACGCTCCATATGACGCAGAAATAGTAGATGGAAAACCTTCTGGTAATACTATTTTTAAATTTAAAAGAAAAGCACAAATTATTGCTAAAGATGGAAAAGTAATTCCATTTAAAGTAGCATTGTTTGACAGTGCTGGCGTACCATTAAAAGATGTTAATGTATGGTCAGGTAGTAAAATGAAAGCAAGTGCTGAACTTGTTCATTGGTTTACTGCAATGGCTGGTGCTGGAGTATCATTAAGACTAAGAGCGGTGCAAGTAACCGAATTAGTAGAAGGTACTAGCGGCAATAAAGCAGAAGGTTTTGGCTTTAACGAAGTTAAAGGTGGATATAAAGCAGAGGAAACTACAGAAGATGTACAACCACAGACCGAAAACAAAGCTGACTTCTAGTCAGATTGGTTTATTTAAGGGCTTTAGGTCAGGCTTAGAAGTAGCGATTGCTTCCGAGCTTGACAGCCACCATGTAGAGTATCAATTTGAAAAAACTAAACTAAGTTATACTAAGCCAGAAAAAATACATACATACACCCCCGATTTTTATTTAACTAAAAAGAATATATACATTGAAACTAAAGGTTATTTTACTACACAAGACAGACAAAAAATGCGTCTTATTAAAGAACAGCACCCAACATTAGATATTCGATTTATTTTTAGTAACTCAAGACAACGTATTAGTAAAAAGTCAAAAACAACATATGGCATGTGGTGTCAGAAGTATGGATTTCAATACACTGACAAACATGTCCCAAAGGAGTGGTTATGAGTAACACACGCATAGATACAAAATATATTGTGGTACATTCAAGTCAAACAACTCCACAAGAAAATTTAGATGTGAAAGATTTAGATATACAACACCGAAAAGAAGGTTTGTTTTCTTGTAAATTTCACAAAATAATAAAAAAAGATGGCACTGTGCAAGATGGTAGAGATATTATGCTTGCTGGAACTCACATAGATAAAACAGTGAAACTGTCTAATAAAAATTCCATAGGTATATGTCTAATAGGTGGACATAATACTAGCGGACAACCTGATTGTAATTTTACTTTAAAACAATATCAAAGTTTAGCGACTTTGGTTGCAAATTTAAAATTAACTTATGACCAAGTTGAGATTGTTGGACACAGAGATGTGTCTGGCTCCCTATGTCCACAGTTTGATGTAAAAGAATTGTTGGCATAGTTTGTTTGTGCTTGCTGGGTAGAAATACCCAGTAAGTTAATTATTAATTTAACTTAGGAGAAAACATGGAAGTAAAAACGGAAAGTAATTTTTTGTACCACGCTTCATGTGATGAATGTGGTTCAAGTGACGCTAATTCAATTTATGATGATGGACATAGTTTTTGTTTTTCATGTAATACAAACAAACAAGGAGTAGAAACATTGACCCCAACAAACAAACAAGAACCTAGTAAAAATTTTATAAGTGGTGAAATTACTGCAATAACTAAAAGACATATTGATTTTAACACAACACAAAAATATAATTATCAAACTGGTACTTACTTTGGTAGACCTTGTCAAATTGCTAATTATTATGATAGTGATAAAACATTAGTTGCTCAAAAATTAAGATACCCTGATAAAACATTTCAGTGGTTAGGTGACGCAAGACAATCAGGTTTATTTGGTCAACATTTATGGCGTGATAAAGGTAAACTTATTATAGTTACAGAAGGCGAATTAGACGCTTTAAGTGTTTCAAAAATTAATTCTAATAAATTCCCCGTAGTCAGTATTAAGTCCGGCGCAGCAGGAGCAAAAAAAGATATACAAAAAGAACTTGAATTTTTAGAGAGTTATGAATCTGTTGTTTTTATGTTTGACCAAGATGAACATGGTAAAAAAGCAGCTTTAGAATGTGCTAAATTATTTTCACCCAACAAAGCAAAAATATGTACGCTACCATTAAAAGATGCAAATGAAATGTTAATGGCAGGTAAAGCACAAGAACTTACAAATTGTATGTGGGCAAGTAAACCTTACAGGCCAGATGGTATTGTTTTAGGTGCTGATTTGTGGGCTGAAATACAAAAAGAAGACAAACATGTTACTGTTCCTTATCCGTTTGAAAGTTTAAATATTAAAACACATGGATTACGTAAAGGTGAGTTAGTAACAATTACTGCTGGAAGTGGTGTAGGTAAATCTTCATTTTGTAGGCATGTGGCATTACAATTATTAAAACATGATTACACTGTAGGTTACATTGCATTAGAAGAAACAATGAAACATAGTGCTTTAGGCATTATGGGCGTTGAATTAAAAAAACCATTACATTTAACTAGAGAAGGAATAACAGATGCACAATTACTTGAGACATTTACTAATACTGTTGGCAGTGGCAAATTCTATTTGTATAACCATTTTGGTTCTACAATCGCAGATAACTTGCTTTCCAAAATAAGATACATGGCTAAAGCATGCAATGTAGATTATGTAATACTTGACCATTTACATATGGCTTTGTCTGCATTAGGTGATTCTAATACAACAGATGAACGTAAACTTATTGATTATTTTGTTTCTAAATTGAGAACGCTAGTTGAAGAAACAGGAATTGGTTTAATACTTGTATCACATTTATCAAGAGCTAAAGATGGAAATAAAGGTTATGAAGATGGCCTACAAGTTTCTATGAATAGTCTTAGAGGTTCAGCTTCAATAGCTCAATTATCTAACATGGTATTATCACTATCAAGAGATTTACAATCTTCTGATAATTTAGCACAAGTAAATGTGTTAAAAAATAGATTTAGTGGTGAGACTGGGAAAGCGTGTGATTTACATTATGATTTAGAAACCGGGTGTTTAACAGAATCACAAACAGCTGTAGCTAATGATTTCTAAAAAAACAATTCTTAGAAGAGATTCTATAACTTGGACAAAATATTTACTTACAGCTGTAGAAAAAGCTAAACTTACTGGTGATATAGTTACATTAGAAATTGGAAAAGAATCATCTGCAAATTTACTACAACATGCATTAACTGCTTTAGCTTTAAGAGGCAATGATGCTGCTTTTGATGTTGAAATAAAATTACATAAACACTTACATTAGGAAAACATGAAATTACCACTTATAAATAAAAAAATATTAGATGCTCCATTTGTTTCTTTACATTGGAAAGATATAAATTCCAATTCGGCTTGGCTAGGATTAAAAGAAGCAAAGAACAGCAAGATTACTATTTGTATTTCAAATGGTTGGCTTATTAAATCTGATTTAGATTTACATATTCTTGCAGCAGATGTTAATTTTAATGATGATGGTTCATTAGGTGAAGTTGGTAATATAACGACTATACCCACAGTTAATGTTTTAAAAATAAAAAGGGTAAAACTTTGAAATACATATTTGACGTAGAAACAGATGGTTTTCTAAATGTTGTATCTAAAATACATTGTATTGTTTTAAAAGATATTGATGCAAACAAAATGGTACATCTATCAGTAAAAGAAGCAATTTCTGAATTAGAAAACGCAGAGTTAATTGTTGGTCATAATATTATTAAATACGATATACCAGTTTTAAAAAAATTATATGGCTTTAATTTTAAGAATAAAATTTTAGACACTTTAGTTGCTACAAGATTATTATTTCCAGACATAAAAGAAAAAGATTTTCAACGTAAAGATTTCCCTAGAGATTGCATTGGCAGACACAGTTTAAAAGCTTGGGGAAATAGAATAGGTAATTACAAAGCACAGTTTGAAACTGATTGGAAAACTTTTTCACCTGCAATGTTAGACTATTGTACTCAAGATGTTGAAGTAACTTATAATTTACATAAAATGATAGAAGAAAAAGGTTATTCTCAACAAGCTATGGATTTAGAGCATGCTGTTGCAAAATTAATTTACAAACAAGAATCGTATGGTTTTAATTTTGATACAGATAAAGCTAAACAATTATATTCTAAATTGCAAAGCAGAAGATTAGAATTAGAAGATGAATTACAACTTTTGTTTCCCCCTAAAACATTAAAAACACCTTTTATTCCAAAAGTAAATAATAAAGCCAGAGGGTATGTTAAAGGTAAATTGTTTTATAAAGAAAAAATTGTTGTATTTAATCCTTCAAGTCGTCACCACATTGCAGACCGATTAACAGATATACACAAATGGAAACCTACTGTATTTAATGATGATGGTAAACCAAAATTAGATGAAACTATACTTGCTTCTTTACCTTACCCAGAAGCTAAAACATTATGTGAACATTTTTTATTAGATAAAAGAATTGGACAATTAGCAACCGGAGCGCAAGCTTGGCTAAAACATGAAAAGAATAATAAAATACATGGCACTTGTAATACTAATTCAACTGTCACTGCAAGAGCTACACATTCTTACCCAAACATGGCGCAAATACCTAGTGTATCTGTGCAGTATGGAAAAGATTGTAGAGCTTTATTTAAAGTTCCAGCTGGTAAAAAACTTGTAGGCGTTGATGTCTCAGGTTTAGAAGTGAGAATGTTGGCTCACTATATGGCTAGGTATGACAAAGGAGATTATTCTAAAGTAGTGTTAGAAGGTGATATACACACTGAAACACAGACTTTAGCTGGTTTAGATAGTCGAGACCTAGCCAAAAGATATTTTTATTGTTTTCTATATGGTGGTGGTGTTAAAAAAATTGCGTCAGTAATAAATAAATCAGTAGCAGAAGCATCTAAAATTAAAAAAAGATTTTTAAATAATTTACCTGCATTAAACAAATTAATTGTAGATGTACAATTAGCTGCAGAGCGAGGTTATTTAACAGGTTTAGACAAAAGAAAAATTAAAGTACGTTCAGCACACGCTGCATTAAATACATTATTACAAAGTTCAGGCGCTTTAGTGTGTAAGCAATGGCTTGTTGAATTTGATAAAGTTGTTAAAAACATTCCAGAAGCACAACAAGTTGTTTGGGTGCATGATGAAATACAAATAGAATGTTTAGAAAAAGATGCAGAAAAGATAGGACAATTTGCTGTAAAAGCAATTGAAGATACAGGAAGATATTTTAATATAAGACTTCCATTAACAGGTGAATACAAAATAGGAGATAATTGGAGTGAAACACACTAAAGCACAACCTCGTTTTGATTTAGATTTAAAATTTGGACAAGCAAATGAAAATGATTTTTTAAAAACAATCGAAGGAAAAGTAGAAGTAAAAACAGACCGCATGTGTATTAATACTGGTAACGTTTACATTGAAACAGAGAGTAGAGGAAAACCATCTGGTGTCTACAATACAGACGCAAAGTATTATGCTATTTGTTTATATAAAGCAGAGCGCAAGAAGAATGTTTGGATTTTAATACCAACTAAACATTTAATTAAGTTAATGAAAAAATATCCAGTGAAAGCTGGTGGAGACAATTGGTCTTCCAAAGGACATATTGTCCCAAAGGAAGCTTTAATAACATTTGATATATAGGAGAAAATAAAATGGCAAAAGACAAAGTATTATTAATTGATGGCGATATTTTATTATATAAAATTGCTTTAAATAATGAGGTGCCTATAAACTGGGGTGATGGTTTGTGGACATTACAAGCTGATGAAAATATTTGCAAAGCAGATGTTGACGCAGTAATTGAAAATTTAGGTTCAACATTTAGTGCTGATGATTATGTTGTTTGTTTAACAGACAAAAATAACTTTAGAAAAGATGTATTACCTAGCTACAAAAGCAACAGAAAAGATGTACGTAAACCAATGATGTTAAAAACATTGCGTGAGTATGTTCTTGAAAAACACAATGGAGTAGTTTGGGCTAATTTAGAAGCTGATGATATAATGGGAATTATGGCAACAGAAACATCTGAAGAAGAACGTATCATTGTCAGTATTGATAAAGATATGAAAACAATTCCATGTAATTTATCTGTTGATGGACAAAATGTCACAGAAATACCATTGAGAATTGCTGATTATAATTTTATGTTACAAACTTTAACAGGTGATAAAACTGATGGTTATGATGGCATTGATGGTGTGGGAATTAAAACTGCTGAAAAGCTAATTAAGAAATATACTAACGTTCCCTTATTAGACCTATGGAAAGTTGTTAAAGGAATTTATGTAGAAAAAGGCTACACTGAAAAAGAAGCTTTACAACAAGCCAGAGTTGCACACATTTTAAGAGATGGTGACTATAACAAAAAAACAGGAGAAGTAAAACTATGGACAATATAAAAAAACCCTTACATTACGCTAATCAAGTTATAGAACCTATTGATTATATAGTCGCTAATAGTCTTTCCTACTGTGAAGGCAATGTAATTAAATACATTTCACGTTGGAAACTTAAAGGTGGTGTGGAAGATTTAAAAAAAGCAAAACAATACATTGACTTTATTATAACTAAAGAAAGTGTGCCAAAAATAACAGGAGAAATAGACTTTACATGAGCATAGATTACACTAGAGATGAATTACTTACTGATTTTGGTAAAACTACTTTAAGAGATAGATATTTATTACCATCAGAAGGGTCACCGCAAGACGGATTTATGCGTGCCGCTAAAGCTTTTTCTGATAGTGATGACATGGCAGAACGTATCTATTCTTATTCATCTAAATTATGGTTTATGTATTCAACACCTATTTTATCTAATGGTGGAGCTAACAGAGGAATGCCTATTTCATGTTTTTTAAATTACGTAGCTGATAGTAGAGAAGGTCTGACTGGACATTACACAGAAAATGCGTGGTTAGCATCTGTTGGTGGCGGCATTGGTGGTTATTGGGGAGATATAAGAAGTGATGGAACCGCAACTTCAGGTGGCTCACAATCATCAGGTTCAATACCATTTCTTCATGTTGTAGATTCAGAAATGTTGGCGTTTTCTCAAGGTAAAACAAGAAGAGGTAGTTATGCAGCCTATATGGATATTAGTCACCCAGAAATTATAGAATTTTTAGAAATGCGAAAACCAAGTGGTGGTGATGTTCACAGAAAATGTTTGAATTTACATCATGGCGTTAATTTATCTAATGAGTTTATGTCTTTAATTGATAATTGCATTAAAGAACCGACACATGATGATATGTGGAATTTAATAGACCCTCATACTAAAAAAATAGTAAGAGCTGTATCAGCTAAAGATTTGTGGCTTAAACTTTTAGAAACTAGAGTAGCCACTGGTGAGCCTTATGTTTCTTTTATAGATACTATTAATGAAACATTACCTGAAACACAAAAAAAATTAGGATTAAAAGTACATCATTCAAATTTATGCACAGAAATTACATTAGCAACTTCAGAAGACAGAACAGCAGTTTGTTGTTTATCATCTGTAAATTTAGAAAAATATGATGAATGGAAAAATGATTCAAGATTTATTCCTGACTTAATTAGATTTTTAGACAATGTATTACAATTCTTTATTGATAAAGCTCCTGAAGAATTATTCAGAGCAAGGTTTAGTGCATCACAAGAAAGAAGTATTGGACTAGGTGCAATGGGTTTTCATTCTTATTTGCAATCTAAAGGTATTCCTTTTGAAGGTGCTTTAGCTAAATCAATGAATTTAAAAATGTTTAGACAAATAAAAGAACAAGCTGTAGCTGAAAGTAAAAGACTTGCAGTTAAACGAGGAGAAGCACCTGACATGGAAGGAACAGGCATGAGGCACGCTCATTTATTAGCCATAGCACCTAACGCTTCATCTTCTATTATATGTGGTACAACTTCCCCATCAATAGAACCTTTTAGAGCAAATGCTTATGTACAAAAAACTATGTCTGGCTCATTTTTAGTTAAGAATAAATTTCTTGAAAAAATCTTAGACAAAAAAGAAATTAACAATGAAAAAACATGGACATCTATTTTATCTAACAGAGGTTCAGTTTTACATTTAAAAGAATTATCTGATAATGAAAAAGATGTATTTAAAACTGCAATTGAAATTAATCAACAATGGATAATTGAACACGCAGCAGACCGACAGCAATATGTTTGTCAAGGACAATCAACAAATGTATTTGTACCTGCTGATGTTAACATTAAAGAATTGCATGACATACATATGTTAGCTTGGAAAAAGAAATTAAAAACATTATACTATTGTCGTTCTGAAGCTATTAAACGTGCAGAGTTAGTATCTAAAAAAATTGAAAGAACAATCATACCAGAAGCTGATTGTTTAGCATGTGAGGGTTAATGAAAAATAGAATAATATATTATGTGTTGTCAAAAATTAGTCACTACTCTAGTAAAATTAGTGTGTGGTCTTGGCAACAATTATGGGGAAACAAAAAAACAGGAAAAGGATATAACAGAAAATGACACACGCAGACGATTGGAAAGATTTTGATAAACCAAGAAAAAAAAGAAAACAAAAAGTAAAAAAACATTCTGTATTATGGACAATATATCATACCATATTAGCAGTTGAATTATTAATTATTATTATTATAGAAGGATTAGAATTGTATTATGAGTGGTTTCAATAGTTATAAAATTAGAGATGGCAAACACATTCCAAGTCAAAAATACAAAGACAATTGGAATGGTATCTTTGGAAAAAAAGAAAAGCCTAAAAAAAATAAAGAAGAATTAAAAGGAATAAAATTAACCTATGCTGATAATGAACCTGAAAAAGAGTACACAGTATTTGGAACAAAAATTTAGGAGAACAATAAATGAGTTTATTTGAAAAACGAACACACTACAAACCCTTTGAATATGAATGGGCATTTGAAGCTTATGATGCGCACCAAAAAATGCATTGGTTACCAAGCGAAGTTCCTTTACATGAAGATGTAAGAGATTGGAATGAAAGATTAACTGCAGAAGAAAAAAATCTTATAGGACAAATACTTAAATTCTTTACACAAGGAGATGTAGATATTGCGCAAGCATATCTTGATAAGTATATTCCTAAATTTAAACCACCAGAAATTAGAATGATGTTATCAGCAATAGCTACTTCAGAAGCTAATCATGCACATAGTTATTCATTATTAAATGACACTATTGGTTTACCTGATAGTGAATATAAAGCATTTCAAGAATATAAAGAAATGTCTGATAAACATTCTTATTTATTTGAATCTAAAGGAAAAGGTTTAGAAGGATTAGCAAGAGACATAGCTTGTTTTTCTGCTTTTGGTGAAGGACTACAATTGTTTGCTTCTTTTGCCATGCTTCTTAATTTTTCAAGATTTGGTAGAATGAAGGGAATGTGTCAAATAGTAACTTGGAGTATTAGAGATGAAACCCATCACGTTGAAAGTATGATTAAATTATTTCATGCTCTTGTAAAAGAAAACCCAAATATTTGGACAGAAAAATTTAAGGCAAGTATCTATCAAACATGTAGAGATATGGTTTCTTTAGAAGATAGATTTATTGACTTAGCTTTTGCACAAGGTGGCATTAAAGGATTAAAAGCTGAAGAAATTAAACAATACATTAGATACATAGCTGACAGAAGATTGTTACAGTTATCTTTAAAACCTAATTACGGAGTTAAACAAAACCCATTAGGGTGGTTAGATTGGGTATTAAATGGTGTAGAACATGCTAATTTCTTTGAAAACAGAGCTACAGAATACAACAAAGGTAGTATTACTGGTAGCTTATGGGACTAAAGTACCCTTTTTAGAAGGATTAAAAATGCCAGAACTAAAAGATGTAGAATTACCTACAAAGATAGACGATTTGATTAAACTTTTAAATGAAGTTTACCCAGAAAAATCCCCAATTATATCTAATACACCTACTGAAATTTATTTTCAAGCAGGTCAAAGAGATGTAGTTAAATTTATTAACATGTTAAAAGAGAGGACACAAAAATAACTATGTGTATGTCAGCCCCTAAGATACCAACAGTTCCTACTCCGCCGCCAATGGCCGCTCCAATAGTAAATGAAGCAGCTTACGCAGAAGAGAAGGTAGCAAAAGTTGAAACAGCAGTGGATTCCGCAAAAGATGTAGCTAAAAAAGCTAAAAAATCTGGAACTACAGCATTACAAACTTCGTCAGGTTTAAACATACCTACTGTATCTGGACTAAATATAACATAATATGCAGAACTATGGCATGAGTATGTTACAACAAAGCGCTAGACAACGTTACGAATCTTTAAAACAACACCGAGAACATTTCTTAGATAGAGCGCAAGAGTGTAGTGAATTAACTATACCTTCGTTACTCCCCCCAGATGGATTTCATTCATCAACTGAACTATACAATCCCTTTCAATCCGTAGGCGCTAGAGGTGTAAACAATTTAGCTTCTAAACTATTACTATTATTATTACCACCTAATGCTCCTTTTTTTAGATTGTCTGTATCAGGTGATGCTAAAAAAGATTTAGACCAACAAAAAGAAATTAAGTCTGAAGTAGAAAAATCTTTAGCAACTATTGAAAGAGAAGTGTCAAGCAAAATTGAACAATTGGCTTTAAGAGTTAGTGTGTTTGAAGCGCTTAAACATTTAATTGTTGTAGGTAATGTATTAACTTATCTTCCAAAAAAAGGAAACATGAGAGTTTTTCCACTATCAAATTTTGTATGTAAAAGAGATGCATCAGGAAATATTTTAGAAATAATTATTAAAGAAACTATTCACCCAACATATTTAGATTCAAAAACTACAGAACAATTACAAAAACAAGAAGATTTTAAACCTGATGAACAATGTGATTTATATACTCACATTTATAAAATAGATGATAAAAAATTTTACACATGTCAAGAAGTAAAAGGAATTAAAATAGAAACTTCTATTGGTGATTATCCAATTGAATCTTTACCTTATCAAGCATTAAGAATGGTTAGAGTAGACAATGAAGATTATGGTAGAAGTTATGTTGAAGAATTTTTAGGAGATTTAAAATCTTTAGAAGGATTGTCACAAGCTTTAGTAGAATCAGCAGCAGCTTCATCTAAAGTAGTCTTTATGGTTAGACCTAATTCTGTTACTAGAAAAAAAGATTTAGCTGGCACAAGAAATGGTGATATTATTACTGGAAGTGCAGATGATGTCGCTGTCCTACAATCACAAAAACAATATGATTTACAAGTTGTTGAAAGAAGCATAACAAAATTAGAAGAAAGAATGTCTTATGCCTTTTTATTAAACACTGCTATTCAAAGAGATGCTGAAAGAGTTACAGCACAAGAAATTAGATACATGGCACAACAATTAGAAACTGCTATGGGTGGTATTTATTCTTTATTATCTCAAGAATTTCAATTACCTTTAGTTACAATTTTAATGCAAAGAATGGCGCAAGCCAAAGAAATACCTACGTTACCAAAAGGTTCTGTACAGCCTACAATTGTTACAGGTGTTGAAGCTTTAGGTCGAGGAAATGATTTACAAAAATTAAGAGAATTTGTAGCTGAGATAGGAAACTTAGCACAGATAAATCCAGCAATTGCACAAAGTATAAATGCACAGGATTTAATTAAACGTATTGCTACAGGGTTAGGTATTGATACTGAAGGACTTGTTAAGAGTGAAGAGCAATTAGCTCAAGAACAAGAAGCTCAAGCAGATGAAATGCAAAATCAACAAATGATGGGAATGGCTGAAAAAGCTGTCGCTCCTGTTATTAATGGAGCAATGAAACAACAACAAGAACAAGGATAATTAAATGGTAGATGTAGTAGAAGTAAATACAGAAGATACTGGTGCTGTAAAACCAGAAGTAAATGAGAAACAGTCCGCACAAAGTAAACCTGAAGGCTTACCTGAAAAATTCAACACAGTTGGAGATTTAGCAAAGTCTTATCAGGAATTAGAAAAGAAACTTGGTGAACAATCTCAGTCAAAAGAAGCTGAACCTATTCTTAAAGAAGAAGTTAAAGCTGACCCAAACAATTTAGACATAGCTGAACAAGCTGTTGAAACTGCTGGATTAGATATGACATCTTTACAAAAAGAATATTCAGAAAAAGGTGAATTAAATGCTAAGTCTTATGCTGCTTTAGAAAAAGCTGGTATAACAAAAGACTATGTAAATAATTATATTGCCGGACAAGAAGCTTTAGCTACAAATTCAGCTAATGAAATTAAAGCTTCTGTTGGTGGTGATGCACCCTATCAAGCAATGACTGATTGGGCATCTAACAATATGAATGAAGGTGAAAAAAAAGCTTACAACACAGCTGTTAATAGTGGAGACATGGACACAGTTAAGTTAGCAGTAAGCGCACTTAAAGGCCAATATGAAAGAGCTAATGGTGTAGAGCCTACACTTGTTGCAGGCAAAGCACAAGCATCTCAAGGTGAAGGTTATCAATCTTGGGCGCAAGTTACTGCAGCTATGTCTGACCCTAGATATGCTAAAGATAGTGCATACCAAGCTGAAGTAAAAGCAAAACTAGCTAACAGTAAGATATAATAAGAAAAAATAAAAAATTGTCGTTAGCGGGTTAATTCCCGCTTGCGATTATATAGTTGTGCATGCTATTTAGCAGGCAACTGCCAACACATATATAAATAAGCGTAGTAACCTTACCACCTGCGGGTGATAATCTGGAAGTGAAACTGAAAAGAAATATGTAGAGGCTTTCATAACAATAACAACAGTAACAAAGGAAAATAATAATATGGCAAATGCAACACCCGTAAGTCAAGGTTTAGTAAATGCATCCGGTACTGAAGACGCATTGTTTCTGAAAGTTTTTGCAGGTGAAGTTCTTACTTC